TCTATTGCCTGTATCGTAATGATAGGTCGATTTTGAAATTCAACTGATGAGTAATCAACTGTTTTCGGATTACCGTCATAAGTTACAGTATCTTCAAAGATGGATTGTTCTTTTTCTATAGTATACCTAAACTTATCGATTGTAAAGTCAAATTCATCTGGCTTTGAATTGTTAACAATAAATTTTATTTGGAAGTGTCTAAAGCTTCTAGTTCCAGCCTCATAAGGTATAAAGCCTTCATTTACGCTCGAACCTGTAAAGGCAGCGACATTAACATTACCGTTAGCGAATTTAATAATATTAGCAGCTTCCGAAGAGGTTCTGATAAATGTTTGAGTAGTTAAAGACCCGATTGATCCTACGTAAGAGCCTACACCTCCAGGATCACCCCACTGATTTAAATCAACTAAGAAGTAGGAACTTCCTGCAAGTGATAAGTTAGCCATGGTGTTAGCACCAGTGGATATCCCATTTGCGAAGAAAGTTTCCCCAAGTGCAACAGCGTTGGCATTAACAGCACCAGCTATAAGAGCAAACGTATTAGCGTTCGAAGTATCATTTGTAAAGTTTCCGTGCATATGAATAGCATATACATTACCAAAGTTATCTCCGCTCATCATAGTTTCGTTGTTGGCGTCATATCTGAAATTAAGAGGAGTAGTGTTAGAAAAACCAAGAATATGTCCTATTCCCCCAAAACTAGAATCCTTAAGAGTTCCCGCAGGAGCTGCTTCAGTAACACTTTGAGTAATATGTTCGTGCTGATCATTCCAAGTAGATTCAATTGTTTGTGTGCCTTCAACATCTATTAAAATTGATCCTGTAACTACAGACCCAAAGTCTCTGACTTGGGTAATATAAGTAGCAGTAGCATCAGCTAATAGATCTGTAGGCGATCCACCAACAGCTGAGAATCCTTCAGAAGTGCCATTAGCATTATCAACTAGTGATGTAGGTAGGGCAACAACAGCAGTACCTCCTGTATTTGAATTAGCGAAAGAAGGAAAATTAAACTCTCCAGCATTGGTATTAGTAATATCTGTAAAGTTAACAGAAGGACTATCCTCATTAAAAGCAGCTACAACAGTTGAGCGTTTTGGTCTTGTAGTACTAAGAGAAATAGCAACTACATCATCAGAAAAGTTACCACTAGTATCTCTAGTTCTTGCTAAGTATGTAAACTCCCCAAAAATATCAATTGGAATTGATTTTCTAGTAACACCAGCAGCAACACTAACAAAAGGAACCGCTGCAATGAAATTTTCTATAGTTGCATCAAGACTTCCTTGTATTCTTCTAATAACAACTTCTTTCAAATCTAGATCGGTAAGTTCATCGTTAGTTCTAGCGTATTCCCAGAATAGAGAAATCTGATCGCTCTGTTGTCCCCCAGTAAAATTAAACACATTAGCTGGTTTGGCACTTTTACCTACAATTGACTTACTTATAGTAGCTGTAAAACCTCGTATATTTTTGTTTAAAGGAGTAATTCTAAAAGTTAAGATATTAGTCTCAGCAACAGCTCCTCTGTTTATACCACTAACCGTAAATCTAATTTTACCATCATTTTCAACACCTGCTGCAGATACTTTTGCAGTGTTAAAGGATAGTAAGTCAGTACCTCCATCATCAGTACCGACAGTGCCTACATTATCAAGTTTATAAGAAATTTCATAATCTGTTACGTCTTGACCTTCAATATGGTCAAAAGACAAAGTCGCTCTAACAGCAACACCAGAGTTTTGCTCTCTATAAAGAGACTCAATAATGGTAGCCCCAGTTACTTTGCGAATAGGTAATTGACTGATAGTGATACTCTTTTCAACAAAAGGACTAGTCCTTTGTCTATTATTAATATTTCTAGCTTTTACGGAAATTAACCCAGGATTAACGTCTCTAATTCTTTGGTCTTCAGCAATAAATACTCTCTCGTAGTCTGAACTAATATTAAGATCATATATGCCATTGTTAGCTAATCTAAAGTTACCAGGGTATGTTGACTCGTCAAAGTCTAAGGTGCAGGTATTTGCAGAAACATTATTAATTACTCCTGTAGGATTTGGAGATATGTTTACTAGTGATACACCAGCTAAATTACTTTGTGGAGTAGTTCCAAACTCAACCCTAAAAACAGAATTAGCAGTTAGTGCTGCGTTATAGCTCGCAGAAGCAGGATCATAGCTTGTATTAATAATTGGAAAGGTTGTTCCAGCACTAGTCTGAACATTATCACCTACTTCTATAGCTGGAACTGTATAATGATCTATCTCAACAACAAAAGAAGTATCCCCGCTTTGTACTTGATATGCTACATTATCTTTAAATGTTGTGTTTTTATTAATAGAAAACTGACCAGAAGACTTTTCAATTCCATCTACGTAAAACTTTATGAAATTTTGATCACGTATTCTGACAGGTAAATCTACGAACTGTGTAGCTCCTGCTGCAGCGGTTATAGTATTTTGAAATCTAATTTCTTTTTGAGAACCGCTAACATAAAAAGAATTATTTGCGTAAAAACGAGCATCTAAAAGTTGATTAATAGTTATATAAAAAGGTGCTGGAGGTAGTTGCTCTGTTAAAAAAGAAGAACCTGCTAAACTATTTTCAATATCTAATGTATCACTAGTTTTATCAAAGGTAACAATGTTTGCAGAAAAATTAACTATATCAGAAGCAAAACCTATAAAGTTTTTCTCACTATTTATTGTTGATTTTTCTTTAAGAGGAACAGTAACAAAATCTAATCCTTTAAGTCCTTGAAAAGAACCGTCATTTACCTCTAGTATATGTTTTGCGAAATTTAGGTCATGAGCTACGTTTAATCCCTCAACTACTAATCTCACATTACTTGTGCCATCTCCGTTATCTATACTTGAGTAAGCATTGCATAGAAGTTTTATCTCACCAGCAAAACTTTGAAAACCATTTTTACCAGTAAGCACTGCGGGAGTAACGCCGTCACTTAACAAGCTTGCGTTATCTACTGTCAAACTTAAAACACTTTGGTGCGAGTTATTAACTAATGTTGATCCTTCAGGAACTGCAACAAAATATTCAGTTTTAAAAGTTTGTTGATACCCAAGACGATCAGTTTGGTTATTTATAAGAACATCAAAGGCTACAGAACCATCTAATCTTCTATTCGGGGATGATACTAAAGAAAAACCAGGAGTTGGAGGGGCGCTAAAACCACTTTCGATATCAATATATGCTGTAGGAGTATAATCTATAAAACTATCGGAATCAGTGTAAACATTAGATATGTACTCTTTAGCAATTAGATTAACTTCTTCTGATTCAGTTTCTCTTTCAATATTAGAAATTGTGAATAGTTTACCTGCTTTATTAGTGTAAAAATTGCCTGGATTTTCCCACTCACCTATACTCCACAAATCTCCTTTTTTGGGGACGTTATTTGAAGTGAAAGTGGTATAAGAATCTATTGCCTTAGTAATAGGATTATATCGTCCAGTTACAGTAACGTTTGCTTGGTCAAAACCTAGTGAGATATTATCTGTCGCGGATAAAACAAAGTTAGTATTACTTAAGATATATAAATCTACTCTATCATCATTGGTTGAAATCACTCTAAGAGCTAATGGTCCAGAATTTGCAGTAAAGTCAGTACTTCTTAAACTTGGATTAGTAAAGTGCTCTAGTAACACATTAGACTTATTAGAATCAGTTGAAGAATCTCCTAATACTTTACCACCAAAACCGTAGTTGATCCCAGTTAAATTCTGAGAGACAGAAACGATATCACCAGGAGATAAGTTTAGGGCTTCGGTAGAGGTAGTAAAAGCGAGCACTCTTCTAAGATATTTTGAAGCAGCAATCTGGTACTGAGCAAACCGTAATGCTTGACTTCTACGGGTTACTCCTGCTAAGTCAAGTGAGATAACATTTTCAATAGTGCTTCTATTACTTCCGTCATTAGCGTCTTGAGCATCGACACGAGCTACTTCTCTTTTATAATGATTAGTAGGTTCAATATAGCTTATATCTACTCCTGTAACTAAGTCACTCTCTCTTCCACCACTTACTTGAAAAGTGCCTTGTTTGATATTAGTTTCGTTAAAGACCATGACAGGCAGTTGATCAGGTACGTCAACAGCTAAAGAAATTTTTCCAAATGAGTGAACAATAGTACCTCTAAAAGAGGCAGCAAGAGAATTAAGCACTTCTAAAGTTGGTTGTGTATCAGAAATGATAGTATCACAGATAAATCGTCTTTCTAAGACGTTAGTGCCGTTAGGGATTCCTACTAAAGTATCTCTCACTGATGTAAATTGATCTTTTGGTTTATGCCTAAAAGAACCATCTGCCTGACCAGAAACACCAATAAAATTGCCTGTAACAGCATCACAGGCATCACAATACTGTGCGACTTGATAAAACTTGTATTTATCAATATTATCTTCTGGTATACCTAACCCATAAGAAGTATTAGTAAGAATATCATAAATAACCCAAACAGGATTTTGGCTCCAAGAGTAAACAAAAGTACCATCCCAAGTTCCTATATAGAGCTGCGGATTGGCGTGGGTTTTAATTGTAGGAGAGCTACTACCACTAAAGACACCTGCTTGAACAGTCCAAGCTGTAGAAGATAATACAGTAGAGATTACATGAGAAGCTCCATTAGCAATAACTATAGGAGAAGTAGGGCCTGCTGAGACTGTTTGTATAGTATTAGTATTTACACTGTCACCCCCTAAACGAAAGGTGCCTTGAGACCAACCACTAGAAGGAGCTGTTAAGTCAATCCTAACTAAATCACCAGCAGTTAAAGATAGAGTGCCTGTCGCGCTTTTTGTAACATTAATAGTAGATAAAGACTCAGACTTTGTGAGTGTCCCATTTACATAAATATCTACCGTACCAGTTCTTCTAGCATTTTGTACGTAGTATTGAAAAAGATAGTTATAAGTGCCTGTCTGATTTACCTTAAAGCTTCCATCAAATCTACCTGAAGCACCGTTATCTCCCCATCGAGTAGTTGAAAAGATTCTACCAAGGGTATTTATCTGAGGAGGAACAGAACCAAACCTAGGAAGAAGATTTGCTCTTGCACAAAAATCAGTAGTGGTTGATAAATTAGAAGCCGTAGCCACACCTGAAACAGTTGTAGAACCTGTTCCAGTAGTATTTAATCCTATTTCAACAGAATCTCCATCAGTATTATTATTAGTAATTGTAAGAGTATAAGGAGGTCCTGAACTTACCGTTACATCAATACCAAGACCAAATAGATTTGTTGTGGTTCCTGTGCCTGAGACTTGTTGGTAAGTTACACCTGCAATTTGTAGCTGATAACCATTAGTTGTATAACCATAAGTACCTGATTCAGGTAATTCTAATTCTCTCCAGTCTATTTGACCGTCAGTTAAAACAGGCTGATTATAATTGGAAGGAACTTTAATCAGAAGTCCTTTAACTAAAGAACTCATCTGAGGCACCCCGCCCTGGTGCTCATTTACAGCTTTTAAAGCATAACCAACTAGGCCAGTACGAGGAAAAGTTTGTGGAGTATTTTCAACTTCAAACCAACCTACAGCTTGAACTTGTGCTCGTATTTTAGAATCATTAGACTCGTCGGTAGTTTTTTCAACAGTAAATCTATACCCATCCTCAGAGCGACTAATTTCGGGTATCTCAAAGTTTACAACTCTTTTATAAGGAGTAGTAGTCTTACCATTAATCTCAACGGTTTTTTTACCAATTTCTGTAGCCCCAGTACTATCAAAAAAAGTAACCTTTACTTTTACAGTATGAGGTTTTACATTTCCTCTATCATCTTGTTTTTGTAGAACCTGAACCATAAGAATGATGTTTACTTCATCCCAAGCCCTAGCACTAGTTTCTTGTAAAAATACCCTAGCTTGTGGAATACCATCAATATTGCCTTTTTTAAGAGTAACTGGTGATGCAAATTGTTGAGGAACTACAGTTTGCTGACCAAACTTTTTGAGAACTGACTGAGTTACGGTTCCTGTGCGTGATAAAGTTTTGAAAAAGTCTGTATTCTCTCCACCATCTCCGTCTATATTCAATAAGTCATTGATAGAGTTTTCACTAATTTCTACGTCTTGTGGCCCATTAGGGTTAATACGGTATAAAGGTCCCTCACCAAGAGCAGTTAAAAGAAATAGAATATCAGTTGAAAAAAGACTATTAGGCTCTTCAGAAGGACTACCACCTCCTCCACCGCCTCCAAAAGCTCCCTTGATAACAGGGACTTTAACATTTTCATGCTCAGTAAAATACCTTCTCATGTCTCAAACCTTGAAGCGACTGTAATAGTATCACTCTTTCCGTGGTCAACTGTGTCTAAGTAACCACTTATTAGTTGTCCAGCTGCACGATGCATACCATAAATTAAAGGAATAGGAGTACCACTGTTAACTGTATTCTGTAAACCGCCAAACATATCATTTTGTCTAATATTTTGATCAGTTTCTTTAATTTTTTCACGTTTTGTGAATAGAGAGGTAACTAAAGCTAGTCCTATATTCACACCTAAAGTGGTAGCAAAACTACCAAAGCCAAAGGCACCACCCGCCGCAGCTCCTCCAGCTCCTCCAGCCGCTAAACCAAACCCACCTGTTGCAACTCCTAGTGCTGCTACAGCTAAAAGAGTGGTGGTACGTTTTCCACCCCCACCCACAATTGCAGGAACTACATAAAAAACATCATTTGGTTTTACTTTTTTAATATATAGATCTTCTTCTTCAACTACAGTCAAAGTTTTATCTAATAAGGAGTAACCTTCTTGACAAGCACCTGTATGTATAGAATTAGCATAGTTTCTAAATTTAGGATGCATAGAACCAAGATAAAAAGGTAAATCTCCGTACCTAGTTAAATCAGCTGTATATTCTGACTGAGAGAATATATCTTTGTAAGCAGAGTGGATTTTTATTTTTGTAAGCAATGACGCTCCTCAAAATCATCAAAAATTAATGTATCTAATTTATCATCATACCAGTATATGTAAAATTTATTATTGAATCCAACTAAAAATTTATACTCTTGGAATGCTGCTCCCACTTTATCTTCTTCACTTGGGATAGGATTTTCTTGCCCAGGATGAGAGTGAAAAACCCCCCAAATATTACCATCATGTTTTACCAAAGCAGCAGGGTCTAAATAAAAGGTTTCTTTTGGTAGATCACTAATATTTTTACAAGGAATATATTCAAGATTTTTAGTTATAATGCCTACTGCCTCAAGAGGGTAATCTCTTAACGCATGATTATTCATATCTTCTTTCAGTTTACTAAACTTTTCCATCTAACCTTCTTTATCGTGTATTGTATAAAATATTTATGATAGTCATATATAGCACTATCTCTATTTTCAATCATTTGTAGTATTTTATTATTACCTACATACATAGCAACATGGTTTACAACATTTGTTGATCCTAAACACATTAAAATAAGATCATAAGGTTGTAGTGTATCAACCTCAATCCAATCACCATTTTTTGATCCGTTTAAAAAATGTTGTTCATGAGTTTTAGTAAACCATTGATCATCGACCATTTTTAAAAAATCACTTGAAGTATAGGGTATCTGTATACCAGCCTGTTCTTTAAAAACATAACACAATAAAGTAAAGCAGTCCATACCTACAGCAGGGTCTGTACCAAAAAGTTTATAAGGAATGTCAGTGTATTTGTTAAACCATTGATTCATGGCGATATAAGGCGCATATACGCTTTACCCAATAATCAGATAAAGTTTCTATACGTGAGACCCCTCTCTCTTCAATATGTAATATTTGAGTCGGTTTTAAAAATAACCCAAAATGTATAACTAAATTTGAATTTAACGACTTAAAAGCTATTACATCATAGTTTTCAGCGTCTGTCAATTTAACTTTTAGAGCACACGTTGAAGCCCATCTGTCTACATGTTCAGTAGAAAAATGCTTTAACCAAGCCCTTGAGTGGGGGTAAGAAGGTAAGGTAAATTCTATACCAAGTTCGTTTTTGTAAAATAGGCGTATTAATTCAATACAATCAATTACTCCATATTCATGTCTTAGTCCTAAATATTTTTGTACCATTCAGCTAACTCTGGATAAACTGCTTCGAATGATTCATTTCTGAATAAATCACTTTGTTTATTTTGTTTTTTAAACTCATTGGCTAGAGCACTATCGTCTCTACTACTCAGATGCCTTAATGAATCAAGAATAGTATTTAATTCGTAATCAGTAAGATTATTTATATCCAATAAATCTTTTTTATATTTTTTTAAAATAGTATTTTTTATAGATTTTGAAAGAACAGTAGTTGACTGATAGATAGGACTTGTCAAGTTAGTAATGCTAAAAGATTTATCTAAAGATTTGATCCATGTTATTAGTTCTATATTACTAGTTATTGAGTAGATACTACTTACAATAGAAAAAGTTGTTATATATTTAGAAAATTTAACACTGTTTTTTTTAAATAATTCTATATCTAGACCTTTTCTGCCATATTCAGCCTGTTCATTAAAACCATCTATACTAGGCCATAGTTCTATGCTTTTAAAAGATTTCCACAGTTCTTCTAAATCATAACCCTTAAAATTACCACTATAAGAAAGATTTGTATTATAGGATAATTCTATATTTTTACTACAACCTGAGTTTACTAAAAATTGTAACATTTTATAATGACCTTCTTGAACAAAGGGTTCACCACCAGCAAAATACATATTCTTAATATATTTTTTTATATTTTCTATATCTTGCCAAAATTTAATATTATGAGTCCAATGATCATAATGGTTGGGAGCATCTTGGTGTAGTTTACCTAAGTATTTTTCTTCTTTTGCCCATGAAGAAGATGCGTAAGACCCACACATTCTACATTTAAAATTACATAGGTTACCAAAGCGAAAATCAAGATATATAGGTGGGGTGTTTAAGAAACCATCTTTTTCTGTTTTATTATATAACTTAGTATAAGAAGAAAATTTAGAATTCATACGTTGTCTATGGCTTGTAACACCGTTACTTTCCCAATCATAACAAACTTTACAATCTTTTACATAATTTCCATTAAGCATAGCCAGTCTTACTCTTTTCATATGAGAAGAGTTAAAAGCTTCTAAAGGAGATAGGTTTTCTCCAAATAGATTATTATCGTGATTTAAAGTAAAACAACATAAGGCATATTTACCCGATAAATCCCCGTATTGATGAATCCACGGTAAGATACAACGCTTATCCTCTTGGGATTGTTCGTCCTGTGCCAGGAAAGCCTCCAAAATGAAGTTGATTGTTACGAAGGGTACAAGCTATTAAAGATTTTGAACAGACATCACCCGATGAGTCGGCTGCAATCTGATTATTAGCAGCTATAGGATTAGCATTGGCTGTTAAAACAGGAGAAGATCCGGGAATAGGATCGCTACCAGGCCCTGGGTATTGACATTCAGGACCTTTATATACCCACTGACAGGTATTTTTATAAAATTTGCGTTTAGGTGTTACTAGCTTAAAGTATTGAAGCCACGAGATTAAATTAAAAGTAGCTGTATCATCACTTAGTTTTTCAAGTTGGTCAATCTTAAACTTGTCTTCTACATAAGACTCTGAATCGGCTAATGGATTAACGATATATAAAGGATCAAATCGGGCTACATCAGCATCTAATTCATTGCTCAGAAATAGAAAAGAATTTCTTTCAATTGATTGAATTGTTCCCTCAATAGTTCCTGAAGCAGCTCTTACATTATCACCTACTCTATAGGGTAAGGTATTATAAACCTCAATTACATTACTACTTACTGATTCAACACTACTGTACTCAGGCCAGACATCTAAAAAATTAGCGAAAGTAGTTCTTATTTCTACTACACCACCTAATAAATCTCTAGTATCTTGTTTTTGTTCTGTCCAAGTACCTCCAACAGAGAGAGTTTGGGTTCTATCAAACGAAGCGTTAGCGCGGCCATAATAGTTTTGTATAGCAGCGTCATAGTTTAATCCGTCTGGGTTACCTGTAGTTCCTGGAACTGATCTAGGATCAATACCGTTTACTAACTCACCATTAACAGTTGCAGTTACAGAATTAGACGCGTTATTTCCAGCTAAAAAAGGGTCTTCTATTAATCTGGTAATTATATTATCTACATTAAAAATATCTAAAGTTATTTCGTCTACTGAGCCTTCAGATCCCATCCCTAGCTTAGAAGCATTTACGGGAAAAGGAATATAAGAAGTGCCCCCATAAGATACATTGTAAGATAAGTCAGAAGTTAAATCACCAACAACTTCAGCAAAACGAATCGGAAACTCGTTAGGCCATGCTTTACCTGCTCCTTGGCCTGTTGGGTTACCAGCAGTATTAGGAGGATACCATTCTCCAGGATAATAGATAGTATAAAGTCTTACAATAGGATTTTGAGAAAAAGAGTTTTTTTCTGCTTTAAAAGCACTAGGAGTTATAGAAGAAATAGTTGCGATTGCAGTAGTAGAGTTAGCTGATATAACATTACTAACAAAATTAGAAGTAGTGAGTAGACCATCTCCTCCTGCTGCTTCAGCTAAAACAATAGTATTCGAATGCACTACTTCTGAAGAAGAAAATTCTTGTTGTATATTACTAAGCTTTACCTTAAGCTCGTTGGTTGTTAAGTTTACGTTTGCAATAATACCAGAAGTAGCAGTAGTGTTACCAACAAGCACGTTATTAGTACTAAACCCAATAGCACTATCAACACTTAATATTACATCATAGGAGCGAGCGCTCATCAGTCAAAGACCTCTTGCAGGTTAAAAGATACCATATAAAAATTATCTATCAATCTTGCACCTGTAGAATAAGTTTGTTCAATTGATAGAGGACCTTGGAATCTTGTAGTAATTGTACCAGTTTCATTGATGTGTGACAAGTCAAAACTAAAAGATTCAAATTCTCCGCTTCTTGCATTATAAAAGTTCTCAATAGCTGTTTTTTCAACACCTGTAATTGATGTATATTTTAAATCGTAGGAACGTTTTGATCTTCTAGACCTCAAACGACGTTTCTCATATCCAGCTTGTGAAGCAAAAGTATTAACATCAAAAGCACGGGTAGACGATAAGCCTTTATCCGGCTTTCTATCAGCCATTGAGGTAAAACGATCACTAGTGTCTACAGCCGCTGTAAAAGATCTAATAGTGAGAGTGTCTGCAGCTGTTTCAGATCCTAAAGGAGCTCCAGATTGAACTGTAAGAGCGTTAGAAGAGGTGACAGGCTGAATAGAGTCAGTTTTGTATCTCGCTACATGAGCCAAACGAGCAAAAGATATATCCCCATTGAAAAATTCTCCTGTTGAGGATGTGTTTGAGTTAGCGCCGATAGACACATTACCGCTAGTAGCAGTTGCTGCTACATAAGTTTTATGAGCAACTTTTACATTATTTACATATAGTCTTATATTGTCTGTTGTCGCATCATATGATACTGCTACGTGATAATTAGAACCACCATTAGCATTACCACCGTAAAGTTCTGTTACTCCGCCTAAACGATTGATCACAAATCCCACGTTTGAATTAGCACCTACTAAACGAAGGTTATAATTGTTAGTTGCATCATCATGACGAGCAAATAGAGTTTGATTAGCAGTCATAGAAGTGCCTGTGTCGGGACGAACCCACATATCTAAAGTAAAAGAACGGTCATTTACATTAAAATCGTCACTTGATGGTATTTGTAGATAGTCATTACTTCCATCTAGTGTGACATACTTGTCTGCTCCAAAGGTAGCGTAGGCAGCGGAACCCCCGACAAAAGTTACAGTATGAGCTGTATCTGATTCATCAGTAAGAGCACCAAAAAAGTTTGTGAGTAGCTTTGTGGCAACATTATCAGAAATATCAATTCCATTTACTCCCAAAGTAACTGATGGATAGGTATAAGAATCAGGATTTTGATATACACCAGATAAAAATACTTGTAAGTCACTCGATGATACAATGTTTGCCGAACCAGGAAGTGCAAAAGAAGTTTGGTGAGCGTTAATTACATAAGAATTACCGTTTATAATTGTTGCTGCGGTATTTGAAAATTCAGCTGCTAAAGATGAATAAGTAGCTCTAAGCTTTTTAAGCGCAGGAGGTACAGAGACCGTCTGTAAAGTTAAGTTTGAAGCATTAGGAGCGGCAAGAAAACTAGCTGTTGCTCCAGAATTTGAGATAGAGTAAGCTGTAGTTTGTTGTAGAACACCGTCTATAAAAGCAGCTACCTCACCCGCATGTGCTACAGCAGTAGGTAAATTAAAATCAGTAGCAATGGCTCCTGTAGAACTAAAAGTTACAGTACTAGTAACAGGAAAAGCTGTAATAGGAGCGGTTGCATCAGTTGGATAAGTTGCCATTCTTTATTTCCTTAAAGACTTCTTGATCGGGCCATTATTACGTAAGTCACGAGTAATCATATCAATAATAATTTTGTCACCCTGTATTCTCGGAGCAGCTGATTGTACGTTCTTTGGTGCACCTTCATTGTTTAGATTAACCTGAATGTTTGGTGGTGTCAAGTTTTTTCCGGTCGCATTCATCTGATTAAGTGCTGCGCCACCTATTGCTTTTGCTGCTGGACGACGCATTACAAACTCGCCTGGTTCTAAAAGTGCTGGGATACGGTCACGAGACTGAACAGCACCACCTGCTGCCATTTTACGAACGATACCTCCTGATGCGAAAGACAGATCAAAGTCTTCATCAGCAGTCATGTCAAACCCTTGTAGTCCCCCAGTATTTGCTCCAGTTCCCCCTCCAGAGAAGGTATTAGTTGAACCATCAAACCCACCACCAAAGCTAGAACCGCCGCCAGATGTACCAAAATTACCTCCTCCTGCACTAAAATCATCATTGAAATTAAATGAATCAGCAACGCTGCTGAATCCAGTGTTGTAAGAAGCAAAAGATTTATATTTATCAAGACTTCCAGAATATGATGAACCGCTTGGGATAGTTAGCCCCACTCCAGGAGTATAATAGGCACCAGACCTAGCAAATTGATTGGCTTGAGTAGGACTTAAAGCTCTACCCCCACCTAAACCAGGAGCATAATCTCCTCTACCTTCTCGGCTCATTGAGTTGTACTCTGCAACTGTTAGTGCTGATTGACGACCTGGTGTGGTAACAGCTGTGACAAAATCACTAAAGCTTGAAAACTCTACACCAGAACCTGCAGCTCTAAATCCTTTTGAACCTGCCATGTTTGCAGCAATATCGCTATTAATCCCAATCCTATCAAGAGCAAAAGGATCTATACCAGAAACTACTCCAGTTTCATCAGCTCTCATAAAGTTACCTGAATTAGTGACATCACCAGGTTTAAAGGAACCTTTATAGCCTGTAGCCATCTGTCCTGTTCTTCGATTGACCTCTAATCTAGCTTTTCTTTGTGAAAGAGAAGCTGGAGATGGTGCTTTTGCAAATAGATTAGGAACATCCAACCCTAACATTGCACCTACAATAGAAATAGGAATACCTCTGAATCCGTCTGCTCCTAACACTCCAGCTAAATTACCTGTTGGATCGAAAGTAGCATCTTGAATCGCTTTATTTGTAATTGCGTTCTGAAGTTCAAATTGGTTTACTGAAGCTGTTGAACCTTTTTTTGCGTCAGAACGAGCTTGAGCGTCATCGAAACCTCTAAATAATGCGTTACGGATTTTTATGTCTTCTGCTCTTGGTAACCTTTGAGAATAGTTTCCAGACTGTATTCTTGCAACATTTTCTTTGCCTCCTACAAACTGTGTATAAGCAGGGCTTGCATCGTTCATAATACCTGCACTAGCTAATCCTACAAATCCCTTTAATGTGTCAAAAACACCTTTTTCTTTTGACTTTGATTTTTTACCGCCCTGAAACCTTTCTTGACGCTTTTTAACATCACTCGGTTTATTAGATAATCCTCTATCTAAGAAATCAAATAGTCCTGCAGTCTGGGTAGTTCCACTAGTTTGTAGAGAACTTTGCTTGCCTATACCCAGCATACCTTGAACAGCGTCTAAAGCGTTTGAAGGTGTTGCGGGTTTTGATATAGATGGTGCACCTTGCATTCTCATACTATTTATCACATTATCAGAGTAACTAAAGGCTCCACCAACACTTTTAGACTTATTAGCTTCATCTTGTGCAACAGTTCTAGCCTGACCTGGTGAAAGACCCATTGCTTCTAGTTCCATCGCTCTAGCAACACTATAAGTAGCACTGCCTTGCATAACTTGACCACCACTTTGAAGTTGCTGGGGAGCAGCGTTCATACGCATCATAGTGCCTACACCAGCCTGTTTTACAGCTTCTTTACGCATGACAAACTCGCCCGGCTCTAGCATTGCAGGTACTCTATCGCGTTTCATACCGCCGCCAGCCATGTGGACACGACCGCCTTGAGCTAACGTAGTGGGCGCACCACCACCAACAGCAGGTGTTCCAACAGGAAAGAGGCCCCCAACACTGGAAGAAATGATACCAGCTATAGGGTCAGTAATTGTTTTTTGGAAAACAGCCTTCTGGATATCACGAAGCATATTTCCAACCATATCTTTAAAGGTGTCTCCTACCATACCCATGGTAATCGAGCCATCGATTAAAGCATCATTTAGTTTCATTAAACCGTTATCAACGTAATCTGCAACAATAGCTTGTGTAGCCGCATTAGCTGCGTCCATTCTTGCTTGATAATCTAGTTCATATCTTGCTTTTTCTTTGGCATATTCTAATGAAGCAATAGCAGTTTCTCTTTCGATTCCCGCTTTTTCCATCTGCATTATTAATGTATCAGCTATTGCTTGTTTTTCTAAATCAGCAAGACTAATTTTTCCATCAAGAATAGCTTGAGCTATTGTGCGTTCATTTTGTAAACCTGTAAGCTTAGACTCATTAAGTTTAGTAGTAGCACTAAGTTGTTCTTCAATAGCTGTTTTTTCGCGCATATTCTTATCAAGAGTAACATTTAATCCAGCTATAGCAGTGTCTTGAACAATTTTAGCAGCTTTTGTCTGTTCTGTATAAATATCGTTTGTAGCTTTTACCTGATCTGTAATAGCTTTTAAAGTGCTAGTAATATTTTCTGTATTGATGCCTGAAGTATCAATACTTACTTCACTTAGTGTTCCCTCCTTCAATAAATTAGCTGCTTTGATCATCGAATTAACAATTGTTTCATTGCCTTTTAGAATCTCTTTTTCAGCAGCAATTCTCTGTACAACTAATTCTGCGTTCGCTTGTAAAATTGTAAGTTCACTTATCTTTTGTTCTTTAGCTATCTTAGCTTGAAGATCTGCTAAGGCTCGTTGCTGGGCTATTTGTTCATATCTACTGGCTATAATTTCAAACTCGGCAGTATTATTTGATAAAGCATTTGAAGCTTTTTGATCAGCAATAGCTTGCTCTCTGCGTATAGCACTTTCAGCATTTTGACGCTTTTGATTTTCAAGTTCAAATTCTTTAACTAGAAGAGCAACTTTATCATCTACAGCCTGTGTTTGATTTATATAGTCGTCAATCGCTACTTGACGACGTTGCTCAATTGCTTGTAGTTCAAGAGCTGTTGCAGCTTCAGCTGCTTTTATTCTAAGATCACTTAACGCTTTAGGACTAGAAATACCTCTAGTATCAGCAACATCTAAATTTTGATCTGCTCTTCTTTGAGCTAGTTCTAAAGCATTTCTATCACGTAAATTTTGTAAGTCTCTTTGAGCATCGCGTTGATTTGTTATAGCTGTTGCACGATCTTGATCAAGTTTCAAAAGATCTTTAGCAGAATCTAGTTGCTTTTCTAGATTTTTTACCTGCTGATCAATAAGCTTATTTTGATTCTCTAAAATCTTAAGATCAGCTTGTTGTTCATTTTTTTGAATAGATAAATCAGCTTGCTGTTCTGCTATGTCCAGACCAATTTGTGATAGTTTGTTTTGTTCTTTTTGGATTTTTAATTGGTTTTGTAAAGCTTCTAGCTTCTTTTCTTCAGCCTTTTTTTGTTTATCAAGAGTAAATACTAACTCAAGAGATTCGCCAGCAGTTCCCTTAATAATTTTATTTGCAGCGTCTTGTCTTTCTTTAAACAGTGCTGACTGTTCTTCGGTTATCTCACCGAGAGCGAGTAAGTTTTCATATTCTTTTTTCTGCTCTCTAAACTGTTTCACAATTTCTGCGTTAAGTTTAACTCTGTTTCTATCTTGTTCCTCTTGAGTTTTTGCAAAGCTTCCATCAAAAGCGTTAAAGCGACCAGAAGTAACAGCCTCATCTACGGCTTTAAATGCTCCAGAGAACGTTTTTGAAAGCAGTTTTCCAAATTGATTTAGAGCAACAATTTGTTCTACAAGTTTTCCAGTACTAACGCGTGCTAACTCTACATTTTTTCTTATGAGCGCAGCACCATCTGCATAGTCATTATCTTCTAATGATTTTGCAGCTTTTTCGCCCTGACTTGCGAGAACTCCAAAAGCTGTACCAGCCTTATCAGCTGATATAGTGCCGTTAGCAAGTTTTATTCTTAAATTTTCTAGTTTATTAGTAAAGTCAGCAGCAACAGCGGCTCCAAG